CGACGATGGACAACCAAGGCAGTGCCTTCTTTCTCACGAAAGGCCTTGAGAACCCCGTACATGCACGCGGGAGCAGAGTAAACGCTCTTGTCACGCACAGACTTAATGGCAATTTCTCGCCATGACCAGTTTTGGTAATGCCTGTCCCACTTTGCATACTTGGACCCAATGAAACGGTCCCACGGAATTGTAACAGCTCCGTCGGATTCGCCCCATGCAGGTCGCATTAGCAGCTTGTGAGCAGGCACCTGATCCATCAACCATTTCGCCGACTTAAAGTAGCACCATCGGTTTAGTGAATTGATGATTCCAAACACGTCGCTCCAGTATTTTGGAGGTTTGTGAATGAGGTACGGTCGTACGTTCTGTCCATCATAGTAGTCTGCTCCACAACTCTCTCTGAACGGCCCGTGCAGGAACGACTTTTCGCGGTTAAGCGAGAAGCCTGCATAGGTTAGAAGTTCAGTAACTAAGAGAGCCGCACCCTGACGTACTATTATGTCGTCACCATAGACATGAAACTCGGTGTCGCCGGTGACTTCATAAGCAGCGTGCACGAAAGACGCAAAAATCAGCGTCTCTAATGGGAAGCAGAACCCATTGCCCATGCTTGCAATTTTGTGGTAGCGCACAGACTTGTCTGTGCCTTGCAGGCGATAACACGGGCTTCGCAACTGGTTTAGTAAAACGAACCAGTCCCTTGGTAACAATAACCGGCACAACTCGATGCAGACAGAGTCGGAGGCACTAGTTAAGTCCAAGGTTGCAAAAGGGTTTAACCGCGACGTTACAGATCCTAGCTGGGCCAGTCGTTGATTCACTGACTGGTCACGGAGATCGATACCAATTCTGAGGAGTAATTCCCTCATATACTGGTCGACCCCCTTCTGTAGGTATCCATTTAGAAGCGGTTCTATTGCAATCGTCCTTTCGGACAACGCAGTCTTCGGTACTGTTGTTATTATGTTGTAGTCGACAATCACAACAGCGCGACGGACAGCTTCTCCAAAGGCCTTATCCAGGTCCATGGAGGAGATACCACTGTCAGCCGGTAGCGATGTGGGAACTTCGAAATACTCCCACATTAGCGGGTCACCCCGCATTGCTGCGATCGCGTATGGCAAAGCCGAACCGGTAACGGTCTTCTCTTCACTGTCCACCTTGCGGAGGGCGTGGGTGAGGGTTCCGTGCACACCGACGGCGGCGCCAGGGCCAAAGTCACAAAGCTCGTAAATCCGTTCGAGTTCCGGAGTAAAACCCAGCACTCTATGGATCCACCGCTTGGCACTTAAAAATGCCTTACGATGGAGAAAACGCCCCCGTTTAGCATTTAGAGGATCCTCTGACTGGCAACGTAGTACTATTGCACGGTTAAGGTCTCTGCACCTCTTCTCTGCGCGCCTGAATTTCTCCAGGGCGACGTCAGTTGGAGATGGTCCGCTGTCAAGCGGAAACGGGAACTTCTTATACAAGCACGACATCTGGTGATGCAGCCTGAAAGACTGCTCGGAACTTTGCACATGCGGGTTCCACACCATAGATGAAGTTTTAAGGAACGATCGGGAGCTCCCTGATGAAAGCTGACCAGAACATCGGTCAATCAGGGGTTTTATGTCTCCGTCTTGTTCCAGCACCCCGAGGGGTAGTGACAGCTCGCTTGCTACTTGCCGGTATAGCCCGCTCATGAGCGGGCCAAACCATCTCTCCGGCTTTATACCAGAGGTCTTGCGGGGCATTTTCATAGTGCTCCTTGGCAATTGAACGACCGATGAGCATGACCCAAATGATGCACTGGGCCATGATATACTCTACTGAAGCGAAAAGCAATGACAGGAGTTTACCCCGCATTGATCTTCAACTTTTTGCAGAGGTCGGCC